ACCGAAACCCGGGAGGACCGGGAAACCAAAGGGTTCTAAACCCAAAAAGACCACTGATAGCTCTTCGGTTGCTAGCAATGTGGCAGGAGGGGGCGGCAACACGTCCCCTCCTCCAGCTTCGGCTGGAAAGGCCCCAGCGGCCAAAAATCCCGAGAGGGTTGGGCAGGAGCCCAAGAGCGCTAACAAGCGCCCGACTTTCACACGTGAGCATTCGGTCACTCCGAAACAGCTTGAAGTCATCCAGGAAAAATTCCCGGATTGGAACTTTAAGTTTGGGACGGGGCGACGTCATGACCACCCTTTGGGTGCTACTGAGCGTGCAATCTGTGAATCTGTTGCAATCGACCAGATTAGGAAACACTATGGCGTAGGCGAGATCGTCGACATCGGTGGCAATGCCAACCGACACGCTCAAGAGAAGAGGCGTGACGTCCATAGTTGTAACCCGATCATAAGTTCGGATGACGTTATTCGCCGTTCCCACTACCACAAAAAGGCGCGTTACTGTAACAAGAACGCCTCTGAATGTGACGTGGTCGCGGACACGTATTTATCTGTTCATTCTCTCTACTATTTGACGCAAGATCAGATTTTGGAATTCGTTCACAAAGCGACCTCAAAGAGGCTCATTGCGGTGGTGCACCGATTTGATGACCTCTACGGCACAATGCACGACAACGGAGACTTCGTTGAATCTACCTACGAGATGTTCGTAGATGATGACAATGACGTCAAAGTCGTCATGAATGTAACTGGAAACTGCACTAGTTACACTCACAACCCCTTATCCTGGTTACGTACCACTTATTACCAGGGTGCTGACGGACGTTCCATGTGCTGGAACGGGCGGCGTTATGGAGACTCGTGGGTTTACGAGTTCGCTGCCACACCGTCGGGTGTTGTTGTACCGATCAGCGACAGCGTGGGCACGATGAGCTTAACAACGAGCTTGTCGCGCAAAGACCACCTGGGCGCGGTCACCGGCATTTTGACGCCTGGTGACGAGGGAGCTCTGAAACCGATGCTCGAAGTTCTGAAACTCAAGACCGATCGGATCCGAAGCTTCGGAAATTTTTTATGGTTGTCCAATGGACCAGACAAGAAAATTCTGTTGCCTAAGGGTCTGATAGAGACCGTTGCGTTGAAGATGGTAGGCGTGACACGCGACAAAGCTGGTCTGGCTTTGTGTGTCAACACCATGAAACAACACATCAAACCCGACAAAATGTCAATGCCCACCAAAATGCGCTTGGATTGCGCAGTTTACGGTTCGGCTATGGCTTTCGTGCTGACCCTGAAAGAGGAGATAGTCACTTTCAAC